CGATCCTGTTGCTGTATTTAAAGTAGCTGTAACTGATGGTAGCGGCGATATTGCTACTGTTACGCAAGCTGCTGTAGGTACAAACGTAACTGCATTGGCTAACACTCCATCCGCAACAACCGGCGACGCTGCTACTTCTATTTTGAGTACTAGCCCAGCTGCTGATGCGACTTTCCCATTCCGCATTATTGATGTAGTAAAAGACACAGCTGTGACTGCTACTACCTTCTGTGAAGTTATCGTTAAGATTAACTTGCATCAGTACAATACTGCACTCGGCAATGCCGTATCTTAATTAGGAGCTATAAATGGCTATTTCACGCGCACAACTACTGAAAGAGTTGCTCCCAGGACTGAACGCATTGTTTGGACTTGAGTACGCTCGCTACGGTGAAGAACACAAAGAGATTTTCGACACTGAAACTTCTGAGCGTTCTTTCGAAGAAGAAACAAAGCTGTCAGGTTTCTCTGCTGCACCTGTTAAAAACGAAGGTTCTGCCATCGCTTATGACAATGCACAAGAAGCATGGACTGCTCGCTACAACCACGAAACAATCGCTTTAGGCTTCAGTTTGACTGAAGAGGCTATCGAAGACAACTTGTATGACAGTCTTTCTGGTCGTTACACTAAAGCTTTGGCTCGTGCTATGGCTTACACCAAACAGGTTAAAGCTGCTAACATTTTGAACAACGCTTTCACTACTGGTTATACCTACGGCGACGGCAAAGTTCTTTGTGCTACAGACCACCCATTGGTTTCTGGCGGTACCAACAGCAACACTCCATCTGTACAAGCTGACTTGAACGAAACTTCTTTAGAGAACGCCGTTATTCAAATCGCTGCTTGGACTGACGAGCGTGGCTTATTGATCGCTGCTAAACCTAAGAAATTGGTTGTTCCACCTGCATTACAGTTCGTTGCAACTCGCTTGCTTGAGACTGAATTGCGTGTTGGCACTGCTGATAACGATATTAACGCCATCAAGAACAATGGTTCTATCCCTGACGGCTACACAGTTAATCACTTCCTGACCGATACAAACGGTTGGTTCTTGACAACTGACGTACCTAATGGTTTGAAGCATTTCGTTCGTACCCCATTGACCCAGTCTATGGATGGTGACTTCGATACTGGTAACGTTCGTTACAAGTCTCGTGAGCGTTATTCTTTCGGTGCTTCCGATCCCCTTGGTATTTTCGGCTCACAAGGCGCTTAATACCAAATTAAAGTTATGGGTTAATCCCCTACACTTTAGGGCCACCTTCGGGTGGCTTTTTCTTTATATATGTTGCACAAATTTTAAAATGTAGTAAACTCAAGGAAACCGGGTGTTACCGGCCTACTAGACTGCCCCGGCAGACGATATACAGACTAATAGGCTTATCTTGTATATAAGGACAATTTATCATGGCATCTACTACCTTTTCGGGTCCAGTCACATCTACTAATGGCTTTATTGGCGCAGTTACAGGTAATGTAACAGGTACTGTTACTGGCGCAGTTGCAGCTACTACTCTTTCTGCTTCTGGTGTAGCTACTCTATCTAATGCTGCAAACGTTATTGTTATCCCTACTAGCGATCCTGGTGTTGCTGGCGCTATTTGGTACGATGCACCAGATTTGAAAATTTCTGCTGGCGTTTAATTAATCCAATAGGGGAAACCCTAACTAAATCTTTAGGAGATTAATTATGGCAATGCAATATGACGTCAAATCAACGGCTATAGCTGCCGCTAAAACTAATGAAGCAGTATTTGCTGGACCAGCCCGTATTAAGGGCTTACTTGTTTCTGTACCTGCCGCTGGTGGTACTATGACTTTACAAGATGGTTCTGGCGGTACAGTTAAGTTTAGCTTCGTAGCCCCTGCTATTGCTGGTGCAGTTAATGTATTAGTTCCTGGTGAAGGTATTCGTTGTGATAACGGTATCTATGCAACAACTCCAGCTAATATGACGGTAACAGTATTTTATGGCTAAGAAGACCCCTTCTCTCGCAGTTGGGCGTGGTGAGAAATTACCAGTATCGAAAGGTGCTGGCCTCACCGCTAAAGGCCGTGCTAAATACAACAAAGCCACAGGTAGCAATCTAAAAGCCCCACAACCCCAAGGCGGGGCAAGGAAGAATTCGTTCTGTGCTCGTATGTCTGGTATGCCGGGACCAATGAAAGATGAAAAAGGCCGCCCTACTCGTAAGGCAGCTAGCTTAAAAAGATGGAATTGCAAATGATTCTCGACGATCAAACCCGCCTAGAACTAGCACAGATAGTAAAACATGCTGTTAGTGAAGCTGTAGAAGCCCACCCATTAAGCTCTGATGAAGTCCACTGGGTTCGTATGGCAATTCAAGCAGAAGCAGAACGTGCAGAATTACGTAAAGCTATTATTCATAAGTCATTAGCCGGTTTAGTTTGGGTGTGCCTTGTGGCAGCTGGCGGTTGGTTCGCTGATTTCTTTATAAGACATTGGAGATAAAATGCCAAGTACATCTAAAAAACAACGTAATTTTATGGCAGCCGCAGCACACAATCCTGCGTTTGCTAAGAAAGTTGGAATTCCTGTATCAGTAGCAAAAGAGTTTAACCAAGCCGATAAAGGCAAAAAATTTAAAGAAGGTGGAATGATGAAACACGATGACATGAAACAAGATATGCCAATGATGAAAAAAGTAGCTTCTGCTGCTGTCAAAGGCCACGAAAAGAAAATGCACAAAATGGCTAAAGGCGGTGTAACCCGTGCTGATGGTTGTGTATCTAAAGGCCATACTAAAGGTAAAATGATTACTATGTGCGGTGGTGGTATGGCTAAAGGCAAGAAATAATGCCAAGCAAATCCGATAACATCCTAACCCGTATCAAAGAAAACGTTATGGGTACTGAGGAAGAAAATCGCAAAGCCCAAGCTGACTTAGACAAGCAAGCAACAGAAGGTTCTAAGATGGCTAAGTTTTTGGGTGGTAAAGAAGCACCAGCTAAGAAAATGGCTAAGGGCGGTTCTGCTTCTTCTCGTGCTGACGGTTGTGCTATTCGTGGAAAGACTAGAGCTTAATATGAGACCTTCTCGTGGTATGGGCGATATAATGCCTTCTAAGATGGGTAAAGGGGTTAAAAAAGCCCGCCGTGACAACACGGATTTTACTCAGTATGCAGAGGGTGGTAAGGTTGGTTTATACGAGAATATTCATAAAAAGCAAGCACGTATTAAAGCTGGCTCTGGTGAAAAGATGCGTAAGCCTGGGTCTAAGGGTGCGCCTTCTAAAGCGGACTTTATTAAATCAGCTAAAACAGCGAAGAAATAACAATGACTACTAAAGGCACATCAACATTTAATCTAGATCTTAATGAGCTAGTTGAAGAAGCGTTTGAACGTGCTGGATTAGAGCTGCGTACTGGATATGATCTTAAAACTGCTAGAAGAAGCCTTAACCTTTTAACTATTGAGTGGGCTAACAAAGGTATTAATTTATGGTGCATAGAGGAAGGCCAAATCCCTCTGGTTACTGGACAGGTTACATACGACCTACCTGTTGACACTATTGATTTACTAGACCAAGTTATCCGTACTAATGCTGGTAATCAAGCTACTCAAAGTGATATCAATATTAGCCGTATTTCTGAATCTACATACGCTACGCTACCTAATAAGCTAGCACAAGGCCGACCCATTCAAGTTTGGATTAACAGGCAGTCTGGCGCTACAACTCCAGATGGTATATCTTACCCACAGATTAATATATACCCTACACCTAATGCACCGGGGGATCAGTATACGTTTGTGTATTGGCGCTTACGTCGTATTCAAGATGCTGGTAATGGTGTTAATACTCAAGATATTCCATTCCGTTTCTTAAATGCTATGGTTGCAGGATTGGCGTTTTATATAGCTATGAAAAAACCAGAAGTAGGTACAGAGCGCCTCACTATTTTAAAAGGCGACTATGATGAACAATTCCGCCTTGCTGCTGATGAGGATAGAGAAAAAGCTAGTATTCGATTTGTGCCTCGTGCCCTATTTTATTGAGGTGAATTATGCCCTCTAAATTTGCTAGTGGTAAAAATTCGATTGCTGAATGTGATCGTTGTGGTCAGAGATACAAGCTAAAAGAATTAAGGAAGCAAGTATTAAAAACTAAGATATACAACATTAAGGTCTGTCCTAGTTGTTGGGATCCAGATCAGCCACAGTTGTCGTTAGGTTTGTA